GATTACGGCACGCTGGGCACCTATTGCGGCGGCAACGCTGACATTGACTTCGAGAAAGATCCGGATTCTACGACTGACTTTGCCTTCGACTGGTCAGCCAATCTCGGCGCCGATGTCATTGCGACCAGCGTGATGAGCCTCCCCGATGGCCTCACAGCAGTGAGTGATATGTTGGTTGGCAACAAGACCGCCATCTTTGTCTCGGGCGGAAGCTGCGGCAGAATCTATCGAATTATTAATCGGATTACGACCACCGGCGGCCGCACGTATGACCGCACCATGCGTATTTTAGTGAGGCAACAGTAATGGGCTGGAAGAAACGAATCCTCCAGCGGCAAATTACTCGCGACGTTGCATATCGTTATATCGATCAGACATTAAAAGGTGAACTCGATGCAAATCGGACAGCGGCAAAGGACGATCAGCAAGCGCCGGATCAAAGCATCGAAGCTGATGGACAGGCTCCATCAGCATGGAATGGGCGAAATACAGATGAGTTCGACGCAAATTCGCGCGGCAGAAGTCTTTATCAAGAAAGTCATTCCTGACTTAAGCGCAATCGAGCACTCAGGCGAGATCGCGCACCGCAATGTTGACGAACTCAGCGATGCAGAACTCCATGAAATTGCGGCAGGCCGCGGCGCAGATCCTGCTGAGCCGCAAAGCGGCGCGGACGAACCTCCGCCAGTTCACTGAGGCGACCACTCCGCGCTGGGTGCCGGGCAAGATTCACCGCGTAATCTGCGAACAACTCGATCGGGTCGTCTCCAGGGAAATCGACCGGCTGATGCTCTTGTGCCCGCCGCAGCACGGCAAGTCCAAGATCACCTCGGAGCGCTTCCCGGCGTATCTCCTCGGGCGCAACCCACAGATCGATGTGCTCTCGGCGAGTGCAACGGCGCAGCTGGCTGAGAAGTTCGGCCGCGAGGTGCGCAACTGCATCTCCTCCGATGAATACCAGGCGCTGTTTCCCGATACGACGCTTGCGCCTGACTCACAGGCGAAAGGCATCTGGAATACCGCGCAGGGCGGCGGTTACTACGCCGTTGGCGTCGGCGGCGCACTCATGGGGCGCGGGGGTGAACTCGGGATCATCGATGATCCGTTTGCGACCTGGGATGATGCGCAGAGCCAGCTCCAGCGCGACAAAGTTTGGGACTGGTACACGGGCACGTTCTATAACCGTATTCGTCCCGGCGCTCCGATCATCGTGATTCAGCACCGGATGCATGAGGACGATCTTGTCGGGCGCTTGCTTGCTCAGCAACGCTCAGGCGGGGACCGCTGGGAAGTCGTAGAGCTTCCCGCGCTGCTGGAGGATCCGCCGTGGGTTGAGCGTTACGACCGCCCCGCCCTCGAGCGTATCAAGGCGATCTCAGGCCCTCGTAAGTGGTCGGCGCTCTATCTACAGAATCCGACGCCAGATGAGGGCACGTTCTTCAGGCGCGAGTGGTTCGAGTTTTTCGAGCCGCAGAACCTGCGTGGCGTGCATCACTATACGACCGGCGATTTTGCGGTCACTGATGACGGCGGGGACTTTACCGAAATCGGTACACACGGCTATGGCGGAGAGACGCTGTATCTCGGAGTTGATGGCTGGTTTGGACAAACAAGCGCAGATGTCTGGATCGATCGGCTACTGGATCAGGTCGCAAAATGGAAGCCACTGTGCTTCTTCGGCGAGACTGGACAGATCCGAAAAGCCACCGAGCCATTCTTGAAGCGCCGGATGCTTGAACGCCGCACCTTCTGCCGGCTCGAGTGGATTCACCGCCCGTCCGATAAACCGACGATGGCCCGATCACTTCAGGCGATGGCGGCCAGTGGGCGCGTCAAGATTGCAAATACAGATTATGGACACCGATTGCTCAATCAAATGCTCTCATTTCCCGCCGGCCAACGTGATGACGCCGTTGATATGGCTGGATTGATGGGCCTTGCGATCGATCAGGCGCATCCGGCAATGATCGTGTCTGCACAGAAGCCTGTTGCTTATGACGGATACGACAAAGTTGAAACGGAGGATTCGTGGAAAGCGGCGTGAAGGATGACCTCGCGCCTGCGCAGACCCCAGAAGATGACGCACGCATGTTGCGCGAGCAGTTTGATGAGTATTGCCAGACAACGCTTTCCGCTCGCAAGCTCTCCGAACGCTGCCGGGACTACTACGACGGGGATCAGCTCACGCCGGCCGAGCGCAAGGCGTTAAAGACCCGCAATCAGCCGCCGGTGATCGATAACAAGATCCAGGACAAAGTCAATACGCTTCTCGGGATTGAGAAGCAGATGCGCACCGACCCGCAGGCCTTCCCGCGCAACCCACAGGATGAGGATTCGGCGGAAGCGGCGACCGACTGCCTGCGCTATATCGCCGACTGCAACGACTTTCACACGACGACGCGCGCGCCGTGCACGAAGAACCTCATCATCGAGGGACTGTGCGGCGCGCAGGTGATCGTGGAGCGTGGCGGGAAGTATCCGAAGATCAAGATGGAGCACATTCGCTGGGATCGGCTCTATTACGATGTCCACTCGCTCTGCGATGACTTCTCGGATGCGCAGTTCAAGGGCATGTTTACCTGGATGGACTTTGATGCCGCGGTCGCCTCCCTCAAGGCGAACAAAAAAGCCAACAAAGATGCGAGCAACAATCTTGAGGCATCATTCAGGTCTGACGGCTCTAATGAAACCCGCGCAGAGGATGACAAGCCGCGCTATACGATGACGGTGCGCCGGCGCAAGCGCGTTCAGGTCTTTGAGACCTATTATTTAAAGGACGGCGTATGGATGTACGCCAAGTGGTGCAAAGGTGGACTACTTGAAGGCCCTAACAAGTCGGCTTATAAGGATGAAGACGGCCCTGCGTGCCCGATTGAGCTACAGGCGCTGTACCGTGACTCTGACTCAATGCCTTACGGCATGGTTGCGCGCTATCTAGACCCGCAGGACGAGCTCAACAAGCGCCGCTCGAAGATGCTGCACCTGGTGTCAGTCAAGGGGCTGATCGCCGAGAAAGGTGCGTTCGATGACATCGCCAAGGCACGCGCAGAGATCCAGAAGCCCGATATGGTCTTAGAACCGAACATCGGCTTCAAATACGAGATACACCAGAATCTTGATATGTCCTCGGCGCAGATGGAACTGCTCCAGTACACCGATCATCAGCTCTCCCAGACGGGCCCCAATGCCGCCCTGGCCGGCCAGAGCGGGGACATCTCCGGGCGCGCGAAGCAATTGGATCAGCAGTCCGGATCCCTCATGATCGCGCCGCTGTTCGATGCGCTCGATTCGTTCGAGACGCGCCTGTACCGGCAGGGCTGGTATCGCGCCCGTCAGTTCTGGAACTCCGAGATGTGGATTCGTGTCACGGATGATGAGAACAAGCTGAAGTTCGTGGGACTCAATCAACCCGTGCTGCAGGGCGATCAAGCTGCGCAGCGCATGAAGAATGACCCGCAGTTCCAGCAGTCGCCTCCTGAGGTGCAGCAGCAGATGGTGCAGGCGCTCGCCCAGCATCCGCAGGCGCAGGAGCCGGTGGTCACCAATGGCAAGCCAGTCAAAAAGAACTCTGTCGCTGAGATGGACATGGACATCATCATCGATCGCACGCAGGACGTGGTGAACATCCAGCAGGAGCAGTTCCAGATCCTGGCATCCCTTGCCGAGAAGATGCCGCCCGGGGCGATCCCCTTCGATGTCATCGTCGATATGTCGCAGCTCCGCAGCGATGTGAAGAAGCGCGTCATGGACAAACTCTCTGGCAGCGATAACCCGCAAGCCGCGCAAGCCGCTCAACAGCAGCAGGCGATGCAGCAACAGATGATGCAGTTGGAAGGCCGGCTGAAAGATGCCGAGGCGAGTCTCAAGATCGCACAGGTCGGTAAGACTGTCGCTGAGACGCAGAAGATTCGCGAAGACACCGCAGGCGCGCATATCAATGCGGCCGCGAGCTTCCTCACCGCGGCCCAGCCGCAACAAGTTTCAGATCAGTCGCTGCAAACCGGCTGATCGATCGATTTAAGCGCCGCCTGCTTTCAAAGGGCGTTTTCCTATTCAAACCGCCGCCGGGTTCATTCGGGCGTTCTCACGGAGTGATGTATGGGACTTGAAAGTCTGTCTGATATTTTAAAAGGCCCCTCGAGCGCACCAGAGCCGGTTGCAGAACCGGCAGACGCAAAACCCGCAGAGCCGGTTGCAACCGCCGCTGCGCCCGCGACGCCGTCCGTCGTGAAGGATGAAGCATCGGCAGATCCTGCCGAAAAGCCGACTCAGCGCAACGAGAAAGGCCAGTTCGTCAAAAGTGAAAGTGAGCCAGAGAAACCGGCTGTCACCCGCGAGGTGGCAGGCCAGATCGATGAGCGAAAGAAGCGCCAGGCTGCGGAAGCCGAGCTTCGCGAGCTACGACAAGCATCTGCAAAGCAGGCTGAAACCCCGAAAGTCTCGGTGTTTGAGAATGAAGATCAGGCGCTATCGAACGCTACGCGCAGGGAGATGAGTCCAATCACACAACGATTGGTCGATCAGTCTCTGCGTATCGCGAAATTGACCTTTGGCGATGAATTCGACCGGTCCCTGTCCGCATTCAATGCGGAAGCACGGAAAAATCCCGGCCTGATTCAGCAGATGGAGAACGCATCAGACCCCGGACAGTTCGTGTTCGATGCCGGGTACTGGTTCTCCGAGATGGAACCGCATGGCGGGTCTCTCTCCAGGCGCGATGAAGCAAAGTTCGGTGAATTCAAGACTCAGGTGGCTGAGCGCGATAACCGGATCAAAGCGCTTGAATCTGAACTTCAACTGGCGAAGAAATCACAGGCAGAACTCGAAGCTGTTCCGACATCGCTCAACCGGCAGGCATCCGCAGGACTCTCGCGTGGCGAGAGCACCGATGCAGATGATCTGCGCTCGATCGTTCGATTCGGTAACAACACCCGCTGACAGCTCATTCTTTTCGGATGAATCAGACCGCCCTTGAGGCGGTTTTTTATGCCTGAAAGACAGCTCTCAGCTCATTAGGAGCTTATTTCAATGGCAGTGACTACTGTCCCGACCAACAGTCGGGTCATCAAGTGGGAAAACACGTTTTTCCGCGAATACATCCGCGCAAACCGCTTTTCCAAATACATGGGAGCTGACGAAAGCTCTCCCATCCAAATCAACGAGGACCTGACGAAGAGTATCGGGGAAACGATCAACTTCGAATTGGTCAACCGGCTCACTGGCAACGCGAACACGGCCACCGGCGCGGTCGCTGGCGTCGTTTCCGGCATCACCGGCTACAACACGCTGGAAGGTAATGAGGAGGCCATGGGCATCCGCAACTTCCGGGTGAAGGTTGATCGCACCCGCTGGGCGGTCGTGCACGACAAGCTCGATGAGCAATTCTCAGCCATCGATCTCGTCGAAGCGAAGAACGCAACGCTTCAGGACCACGCCAAGGAGAACATCCGCGATCGCATCGTGCTTGCGCTGAACTCCATCTCGACCGATGGAGCAGTGCATCAGGCCTACGCCTCGGCCAGTTCCACGGATCGCAACAGTTGGCTCGTCAACAACCAGGACCGCGTGATCTTTGGTGTGAATGCCGGCACGGGCTACACGGTGCATGCCACTGGGATCAGTGCGTGCGATACGACCAACGACATTCTGAACTTGACCGTTCTTCAGCTGCTGAAGGACACGGCGAAATCGGCCAATCCGAAGATTCGCCCGATCAAGGTGAATGACGAGGAAGAGTGGTACGTCGTGTTCTGCGGCACTCGCGCGTTTCGTGCAGCGCAAACGGCCCTCACCGCCATCAACACCGCGGCACTGACGGCGAATGCGGCCAAGGACAACCCGCTCTACACCTCGGGCGACATGATCTATGACGGCATGATCATCCGCGAAGTTCCGGAGATCGGCATTCTGTCGGGAACCCCGGGCGCAAGTGGCACGACATCGGTGGCACCAGTGTTTCTGTGCGGGACGCAGGCGGTCGCCTACGGTATCGCACAGCGCACCAAGATGATCGAGAACATCCGCGACTATGGCGCAAAGAAAGGCGCTGGTTACGAGTTCATCGATGCGCTCAACAAAGTCTATTACGGCACTGGCGCGACCGACACCACAAGCCCGAAGCAAAACGGCGTATGCACCGGCTACGTAGCCGTCGCCTAATTCAAACGTTTAGGAGAATCTAGAAATGGCGGGCGAAACTACCACCGTTGCAGCTTCTGCTGCGCGGAACTACTACGACAACCCTGGTGCTGGCACCTTCGTTGTTCCATTCAACTTAACTTTTCTTTCAACTGACAACGAAACAGCTGACGTCATGGAGGCGGGCTATCTGCCGCCCAATGTGCGCATGGTTGGCGTAACCTGGGCACCGACTGACATGGATACGAACGGCTCTCCGGCCGTCGTGCACAAAGTCACGGTCGGTTCCACCGATATCGTCACTGGACTCACGGGTGCGCAAACTGGCACTTCGAGTTATACCGCGGTGACGAATGCGGCGGCGGTACTGGCACCGGCCACCACGCCGACAAAGGTGACGGTCACTTCGTCCACTGCAGCCGCTACGGGTGCTGCGGGAACCGCAGTGCTCTTCATCCACTGTCAGAAGGCCTAAAGGACCTGGAGCGGGGACTTATTACCCGCTCCTTTCCGCTATGACACTTACTTTGCTCTATCGAAAAACCCTGGAGAACCTGCGGCGCGTGAGCGCAGGCGACCCTGCCGACGCGGACGACACAACGCTCGTCGCGGACAAGTACGTCGAACTCTACGACATGCTGGCAGGCGAAAGCCTGACGGCGTGGGCCGTGGATGCCGATGTGCCTGACTATGCTGCAGCACCGCTGACAGAGATGCTCTCGTGCTTGTGCGCGGGATCATTTGGTCAAGACCCAACCGCGTATGCAGTACGTGGGGCACTGGGGTTATCCCCGCCTTCGTGGGCGGAGCGCATGCTTCGGCGGCAACTGGCACGGACTTATATTTCAAACACAGTCCAAGCGGACTATTTCTAGAGCATGCGTCTCGCATTCGGAACTCAAGCTTACAAGCTGCGCACGCTGCCGCTGTCTGCACAGGATCTGATCAACTATCACGTCGTTCCAGCGCCTCCTGCGGCAGATACTTTTGCTGCGGTCGTTCCGGACTACGGCATTCTCGAGCTTGTACGGATTGGCACCGGATTTTTCCGCGGTGGCGAAGTCATCAACGGCGTACCGTATGTGGTCGTCGGCCAGACGCTCTATCGCATCACCGTAAAGTTTGTGGCTGAAGCCCTCGGCACGATCCCCGGCGATAAGTTCGTGGACATCGTGGGCGATGAGACGCATGTTGTGCTGCTCGCCTCCGGTCGCGGGTTTGTCTATGACAACACCGGCATCAACGAGATCACCGCCGAAGGCTTCCCGAAGGGCGCGACGTGGCTTGAAGAAGTCGCAGGCTACTACCTCGCAGGATTCCCAGATTCTGAAGAATTCGCGCTGTCGAACAACCGTGCGCCACTTGAGTGGGACAGCCTGGACTTTGCCTCGGCCGAGCAGTACCCGGATGATGTGATCCGCGGCAAGCGATTGCTCGGTGAAGTCGTAATGTTTGGGCGTGAATCCTACGAAATCTTCTACGACTCGGGCAACGCAGATTTTCCTTTCACGCGCGAGCCCAACGGCTTCGGTGAAATCGGCCTCATCTCACGCTACGCCGTCGTTTCCTCCGACTCCAGTCTCTTTTTCGTCGGTCACGATGGGGTCATCTACCGCCTTAATGGCTACAAAGCGATCCGCATCTCAACCGATGCGATTGAGCAGGCTATTGAGGATGCGGCGGACAAGACCTGCTTCATGCTCAGCTGGAATGAAGGCGGGAGCAAGTTCATCTCGGTCAGCTTCGATGATAAGACCTTCGCGTTCAACATTGCCACGCAGTTGTGGAATCGCAAGCAATCCTATGGCCTGAACCGCTGGCGACCGCTGTTCATCCTGCGCGCCTACGACCAGTGGCTCACAGGGGATTTCTACTCAAATATTCTCGGCGCGCTTGATGCGAACACGTTCACTGAGTTCGGAAACGTCCTGCGTGGGGTCATCGTCTCCCCGCCGGTGACGAAAGATAATCAGATCGTTGCGCACGACCGACTGGAACTGCTCTTTGAGCAGGGGGTTGGCTTACAGGAAGGCCAGGGATTTGATCCACAAGTCATGCTGCGCTTCTCGGACACCGCCGGCCGCAAGTGGTCCGGTGAGAAGTGGCGGCCCATCGGCAAGGTTGGTGAATACCTGCGCCGGGCGCTGTGGAACCGGCTGGGTTCAGCCCGACACCGCATCTACGAACTCACGATCTCCGACCCTGTGCCGCGCACGCTGGTGCTCGCGCTCACCGATGTCGTGATCATCGGCAACTAGATGCCGATTCGACCGCCGAAAGAGCCGCCGAAGGACTCCGCGGAGTGGGCGCGTTGGGCGCGTCAGGTCGCCGTCGAACCCGACGATGGCACGGTCGGCACGCAGAAGATCCAGGACCAGGCCGTCACGAATGCGAAGTTGCGCTTCTCCGCTGGCGCCTCCGTTGTGGGGCGCTCTGCCAGCTCTGGCGGCGCTCTCGCTGACATCGTGGCGAGTAATGGCGAGGTGCTGATCGGCCGCTCTGGCGGGCTCGTATTCGATTTTATTGGGGATGCCGATCTGCCCACGAGTATCGCGCGCGATTCGGAAGTTTCCGCAGGCAATGCGGCAACGCTCGCGGCGGCCAATGTTGTGTCGGCCGGCGCCCTCGCCGCGCACGTCGCAGACCCCGACCCGCATCCGCAGTACCTGACGGCCGCCGAAGGCAACGCCGCCTACGCCGCGCTCGAATCAACCGGCACGTACACTGGGGCATATACCGGGACAGCGACGAATCCAGCACCCGTTTTGCGCTGGTCAAAAGTTGGCAAACTGGTGGCGCTCTATGTGCCTCAAAGCTCTGCGACATCGAATGCGACCGGATTTACGATTACTGGGGCGCCGGCCGCCATCCGTCCCGCTCGCACGCAGGTGCTCCAGGCGATCGTGCGCGACAACAATGTGGTGTCAGCGGGGCTTGCCTCGATGGATACAAGCGGCGTACTCACTTTGGGGTTAACGCTCACGGCCGGAAACTTCACGGCGACCGGCGTGAAAGGTTTGGAATTGCAAACGCTCACGTATTCGCTCGACTAATCGCATGAACGCGCTTGCGAGAACGCTCGCTCAAAAGGTTGAAACACTGGAGAAACGCATGTTGCAGGAGCCTCAAGTTGAGATTCCGCTTATGCACCGCTTCGCGCCCGGCGTCTACATGCGCCAGGTGTTCATGCCAGCAGGGACTGTCGTACTCGGTCACTGTCACAAGACAGAGCATTTCAATATGGTTCTGACAGGACGCGCAACCGTGATGATTGACGGGCAGATCGAGGACATCGTAGCTCCGGCTGTTTTTAAGTCTGGCGCTGGTGTCCGTAAGGCGCTCTACATTCACGAAGATATGGTGTGGATAACGATCCACCCAACGAATGAAACAGATCTCGAAAAATTGAAAGATGAACTTGTTGATAAGAGCTCTGCGTTTATTGACTACGAACAAGAGATGAAACAGTTGACCGAAGCCATGCAAAAAGTTATTGAACCGCAAAAGGAACCTTCATGACCTGGGTTGCAACGGCTGTCATTGGCGGTGCTGTCATCGGCGCGGGCGCGTCCATCTATGCAGGTGGAAAGGCAGCGAGCGCTTCAAAGAGCGCCACGCAATCAACGGTTGGCGAGCAGCAGCGCGAATACGACCAGACGCGCGCCGATCAGGCGCCATATCGTCAGATTGGTGTCGCAGCCCTCGGCGACATCAACAAACTCTATGGGCGGACCGCGAATGCTGACGGCTCCCTCACGAGTGGCGGCGCGCCGGATATGTCCGGGTTCTTCCAGTCGCCCGACTATCAATTCAATCTCGACCAGGGCCAACAAGCCATTGATCGCTCCGCAGCCGCGCGCGGCGGGCTGCTCTCAGGTGCCGCAGTCAAATCTGGGCAGCGCTTCGCTTCCGGCCTTGCCTCGCAGCAGTTCGGCGACTTCTATAACCGCCTCGCAGGACAGGCTGGCATTGGACAGACAGGCGTCCAGGCGACGACCGCAGCAGGTACCAATGCGGCGAATCAGATCTCAGGCGCCTATCAGCAGAACGGGGTCAATCAAGGAAACTCGGCTTATCTGACGGCAGGCGGAATTAATCAGTCCGTTCAGGGCGGGTTATCAAACTATATGCTCAGTAAATATCTCGGCAGCCCGCCGCCAGCAACGACTGGCTATAATGGCAACTATGGCGCGGTGCAGTGGTAATGGACCCGTCAATATTCGCTCCGTTCGATCTCGGCCGCGTGCTTCAGACTGCTGGGACTATCAAGCTGCAACAGCAGGCGCAGGCCGAAGCGCCGCTGCGCTCGCAGCTTTTACAGACGCAGCTCTCCGGAGCACAGCAACAGCAGCAATTTCAGGCACAAGACCAGGCACAGCAACAGGCCGTGACTCAGGCAAAGCAGCACTATTTAAGTGCCCTTGCGATTGAGAATTCGAGCGACCCAATCAAGGCCGTGCAGGACTTTGCGCCGGAGTTTCAACAACAGTTCGATAAGGCGCACGGCCCAGGCGCATTTGCGCAACTCACTCCGGATCAGGTGAAGTCTCTGGCGCAACATGCGCGCGCGATGGCGGGTGCAACTGCTGGGATTACTCCGCAAATTGAGTACAAAGACGTGGGCGACAAGCTTATCCCCTATGACAAGACAACCGGCAAACCTGCTGATGGTCTTGCGACGATTCCGAAGGCGGCATCTCCAGACAGTCAATTGTCAGCGCATACTTCGCGCGAGAACAACGCCGCAACGATTGCAACGACTCAGCGCGGCCAGAACATGACTGACGCGCGGGATCGACAAAAGGATTTGCAGCCAAAGATCCCGGATGGATATCAGCCAGACCCTACGCATCCAGGCTCATTGATGCCAATTCCAGGCGGTCCCAAAGATCCTGACTCGGTTGGGGCGGGCGGTCTCGGCAATCGCGCTGAAACTCAATACACGCGTATCGCGCTCGCCGGTCACCAGATCGGACAGATCGCGCAGAACCTGGCCGAACTGCCCTCAGGGGCCAGCACTGGATATTTTGGCGGAATGATTGGTTCTCATCAAGGCACGACGCTTATTGGGGCTACAAAATCTGCGCTGGCGAACCTGGTCAGTTCTCAGGGCACGCAGGATTACAACCTGATGGCCACGGGCGTCGAGAGAAACCTTGCGGCGATCGAAGCCGCCGGACTTGCGCCACAAGGGTCACTCACCAGCAGTATGGGTACGGTGAAGATCATTCCAGGCGACACCGAACTGACTCGGTTGCGTCGCATGGCGGAGATTCGCCAGATTGCGGAAAAAGGAATGGAGGTATTGCTCACAAACCCAAAATTCCCGCAGCAGATGAAGGATGGAATCCAAAAGAGCCTGACTCAACTACAAACAGCCATTCCCTACACGCAGCACGATGTGACCATGCTTGAGCAATCAAAGAACCCGCAGGCCACGATCAGCGATGTGGCCAAGTTGCGATTGCAGCCAGCGGCGGGCAACGGTCCAGCGCCAGGTGCGGTCGAGCAAGGTTATCGATTCAAAGGTGGAAATCCTGCTGATCAAGCGAACTGGGAACCGGCCAACTAATGGCTGGCCCTTGGGAGAACTACGCCCACAGCGCGCCCACATCGACAGAGGGTGGGCCGTGGGCGAAATACGCCGCGCCTACTCAGGCACCGGCAGACGCCGCGCCGATCAGTGCGGGCGACCGCGTGAACGCGGTGGCGACTGGCTTTAACAGCGGTATCGCCGGGCTCCTTGGCATCCCGATGGATACGGCGGCGAATATCGTCGATCTCATGAAAGCTGCTGCTGGTAGTGCTTACATGAAGGCGACCGGGAAAGCCGCGCCCGCGGCTCTTGAGGTCAATTCGGATCGCTCAGGCATTCCCGGCACGAGCGCTTACATCAAGGGTCTCATGGGCTCGGCGGCAGAGTTGCCGCACCCCGAGGACCAGGTCCAGCAGTATCTGAATGTCGGCGGACAGGGCGCCAGCGCGGCGCTTGTCGGCCCCGCCGGCGGCTCGCGCATCCTGCCATCCGTGGTCAGCGGCGTGACTGCGGCGGAAGCGCAGAAAGTCGCCGCCGACAGTGGCGCAGGCCCTGTTGGCCAAGCCGTCGCAGGGCTTGCGGGAGGCCTTGCGCCGGGTGCCGCTGCAAGTACGGCGGGCCTTGCAAAGAACGCCGTAGCGGGCGTCGTGCGTCCGTTAACGCGCTCCGGCCAGCAGGCCATTGCATCGCGTGTCTTGCAGGATCAAGCCATCAATCCGCAGACCGCCGCCGCGCGGCTCGATGCCAATCAGCCCACGGTCGCGGGCTCGCAGCCGACGACGGGCGCAGCATCGGGCGACATTGGCGTTCTCGCACTCGAAAAGGCGGTGCGCAGCCAGAATCCGGCCGAGTTCGGCACGCGCACGTCCGAGCAGAATGCGGCGCGCCAAGCAGCGCTCGACAAGATCGCCGGTACCCCGCAGGACATTGAAGCGGCGAAGATTTCACGCGATGTTGTAACGGGACCGATGCGCGATGCGGCGCTGAGCGGGCCGGCAGCGAATCCCGCAGGATTCTCCAATGTGACCTCGCTGACGCCGGTCAAAGCCAAGATCGACGCGATTCTCGCCTCTCCACAGGGTCAGCGCCAAACGATCAAACAGTCGATCGAATGGGCGCGCGATCAGATTGGCGATAACGCCGACCCTGCGGCGCTCTATGAGATCCGTAAAGACTTGCAGCTCGCGCAGCGAGGCAAACTCCAGCCATCATCTCAAAACGCTCCAGCAGCCTCCACGCTGGCGCAGGCGCGAGGACAGTTGGGCGATGTAGTCTCAGCCCTCGATGACCAAATCGAAGCATCGGCACCTGGCTTTAAAGCCTACTTGCAACGCTATAAGGATCTCTCGAAACCGATTGATCAGATGAAGGTCATTCAGGAGATCCAGAATCGCGCACAGACGACTGCAGTCGATCCCAATACACAACGGCAGTTCCTGTCTCCGGCGCTCTTTCGCCGGGCGCTCGACAATGCAACGCAGAAGTCTGGTGCAACACTGAGTCCGAGCCAGGTGCAGACGCTGCGCGCGATTCGCACCGATCTCGATATGGGCGCCGCGATTACGGGGCCAACCGTGAAAGCGCCAGGCTCTGACACATTCCAGAATCTATCCGTGGCTTCTGCGATCGGTGCAGGAAAGTTGAGCACGCATCCGGCGATTCAGGCGCTCACGCGCCCTCTCAACTGGCTCTATAAATCTTCTGACAAGCAGATCAACGAGATCATTGCCGATGCAATGCTCAATCCGAAGCTTGCAAGCTTGATGCTCAAACAGGCCACCCCGCAAACCATGAGGCAGTGGGCCGGTATTACGCGGGCTCGGATGGAGCGCGGAACTCTTGCCGCAGCCGCAACATCTGCTGCCACGCAGCAAACATCACAATCAAGCTCAGGTAACCAATAACCAGCGAAGCCGGCGCGAATATCACGGCCGCGATCGCTGTCAAAGCGATGCCGATCAGAGTCATGAGGCTCACGTAGAGGATCGCAAAGGTCCAGTAACACACGTAACCGATTACGCACTCGACCCTATCAATTATCGAACCGCCTTCTGGCGGTTTTTTCGTATCTGGAGTCATTGAATGACCGCAGTCCTAGTTTTTGCCGGACGTGAATCGCTGCACGATGACGATGGTATACCGCGCAATGGAGCCAAGCTATTTACATATCTCACGGGCACTTCAACGCCGCTGTCAACGTACACCTCAAGCCTGCTTGCGGTGCAGCATTCCAACCCGGTCATTGCCGATACCAACGGAACATTCCCAGCAATTTACGCCAATTCGGACCTGGGCGACATCAAGTTGCGCTTTCAGGATCAGAACGGGGTGGATCTGCCCGGGCTCGACATCGACCCCTACATCATGCTGCCCTTCGATCAGGCCGAGCTTCAGGGGATTCTGACCCCGCTCCAGGACGCAGAAGCCGCTGTGGGCGTCACGAACGCCATCCTCGTGCAAGGCCCGGCGCAGGGTGATCCGCGGCGCTACGGGGCGCAGCTGGATGGCAGCACGGATGACACGGCGGCCTTCAAATACTCACTCCTGCAAGCCGACCAGCCGGACGGTGCAGCCCCCTATTGGCCGCGCGGGACAGCCGTCGTTTCGAGCCTCACGGTCAGCGCTCCCAAGCGCATCCGCACTGCGGGCTATGCAACAGTCCTGAAGCAAAAGTCTGGCCTTCCCTCCGATACGCACATCCTCAATATTTACTCCTCGGATGTTGAGATCGACGAATTCAGCGCTATCGGCAACATCGCAACCGATACGCAGGAGTTCATGCACGCCTGCGTCGTGGGTGGCTCGGCCAGCATTTCCAACATCACCATTCACGGCATCAAGGGGACGAACATCCGGGGTGATGTGCTCTACCTCGGTGGCACGATCGCAAACCCGCTCTATAACGTCACGGTCGGTGATGTCAACGGGACCAACATCTATCGCAACGTCATGTCCTTTGTTGGCGTGAACGGGTGCGAGGTGAACTCGATCACCGGCACGCAGAACGGCTATCGCCTCTTTGACATCGAGCCTAATGCAGGCATCTCACAAGCCCCTACCGGCATTCACATCCGCTACGTGCGCGGCAGCAATATGCAATTTGCTGGCGACCCCAGCATCAATATCGGAACTGTCAGGATCGACTACGCCGACATGGACAACGCGCTGCACTTTGATAGCTCCCCAGGCTATCCGACGCACCCGCCCAGCGCCGGCAACTTGCCGATCATCGCGAACAACTTCACCAGCATCCGCATCGGCTACCTGCGGGGCCGCGCCTACCTTGAGCGGCTGTTCAACTCCACCGGCAACACTGTCAAAGGCTCGTTCATTGCCGACAGCGTTGACATCTCAGGCTGTAACACCACTGAAGTCATCTACAAAACGCTGTTCAATATCGATGAGAAGATAGACCTGCGCTTTAACTCTGGCTCGATCTCACTCACAGCGCTTGATCGCTATGTCGTCAAGGGCAATGCCGGACCCTTCGGACTCAACGGACTGCGCATCAACGGCGGTGCGATTGCGACACAATGCACGAATGGGCGGTTTAGCTCACTGACGATTGACGGCGGTGCACTAGCCTCACTCCTTTTCGCGAATTGCATCGGCTGTACCTTTGAGAACATTGTCGCGACCAGTACCGATGCAGCGACGCTGCTCACCAATAGCACAGGGAATACCCTGGATACCGCATCCGGAATCTTTGCCACGGTCGAAGGCTCAGGTTGTGCCGATAACCAGATGCGCCACTCGACCATCAATGGCATCGCCTATGCCTATGATCGACTCGCCGGCCACATCGCAACTCAGGCGATGGCCGATGCCAATCAGACGCTGACCGCTCAGCAATCCACCACGGTGAGCATTACGACAACCGGCGCATTGACGGCGCAACGCAATCTTGTGGTACCTGCGATCCCGCGCATCTACACCGTCTATAACGCCTGCACGGGCGCTGGGATTCAGGTGATCGGGGCATCAGGCACCGGAATCGTCATCGCCTCCACCAAGCGGGCGATGATCCAGTACGACGGAACCAATGTCGTGCGCCTGACCGCGGATGTGTAATGAATAAGCGAATGGGTATTTAAGGATGACAGACCCGGGAATGGCGAATCAGATCGATCCGTGGAAGATCACCAGCGCAGTCATGGCGGGGATGACCGCAATTCTCAGCTGGCTGGGGATTGATAGTCTTCTGCGACTGCGCTCACTGGAGAGATTATCGATCAGCCGGGGAGAATTCAAAGAATATATGGACAGCATGCGCGAAGACCGCAAAGCCATGCATGAAGAGGACAAGGCACAGATCGTCGATCTCAAGAAATCAGTTGACAGCATTCAGACAGCGGGTGTTCTTGCCATGAAGGTGCTGCAGTGCGAGCGCGAGATCAATCGGCTGCGCAAATGGCGGCACGAGAAAGCAGATCCATACATCATTGCGATGGATCAGCTGAATGAGAGGATGATGCGCCTGGAGCAGGCGCGGTCATGAATGTCTCGGGGTAAATTAGTGACACTGCTGGAAAAACAATTTCTGTTTTCAAAACTTCTGGGTCAGTTCCTGACCTGGTGTGCGGATAACGGTCATCAGGTGACGATGGGGGAGTGCTATCGCACGCCAGAACAGGCGGCTCTGAATGCTAATAAAGGCTCTGGAATCCAGAACAGCCTGCATACGCTAAGACTCGCAGTCGATCTCAACCCATTCGTGAATGGCGTTTATCAGACCGATGGCGCGGCCTATCGCGTGCTCGGTGACTACTGGAAAACTCTGGATACACAGTGCTGCTTTGGCGGTGATTTTCACCCAAAGCCGGATAACGATCATTTCAGCATCTCGCACAATGGAATCAAATGAATATCTTTAACTGGGTTTCAGACCATAAGACACGCGTCGTCGGCTATGTCACAGTTGTGACCGGAACGCTGGTCACTCTGGATGAGCCGCTGCGCGATCTTCTGACACGTCGGGAGATGGCAGCATTCACGATTTTCGTCGGTATCGTGACTGCGATTTGCGGACACCTGAACGCATCAAAGTCTAGTGATCCGCCATCCGAATAAACTTCTTTATGCAGTATCGCCTCTACGTCATCGGCGCAGCTACGCTAATCCTACTGGGTGCCGTGTTGGGTTACGGGCACTGGCGCTATCACGCAGGTGTTGCGGTCACGACCGATCACTATGAAGCACTGCTGAGCGTGGCGAGTGCAGCCAAAGCAGCAGCCGATCAGAAAACCCGCGATGCCGATGCACGCGCTGATGACATCACCCAAAGGGCGACACTCAATGCTCAATCACAAGTTGACTCTATTGCTGCTGAGCGCGATGCCACTCTTGCCAGCCTGCACGACTACCAGAGCCGTTCCCGTCATCTCATCCTGCCCCAGGTGGCCGGCCCCACCATCAGCGCTGATGTCGCAGCCCGCCTCGCTCAATGCGATCGAAACGACGAAGCAGCGCTTAATGACGCCGCCTTAGCTCAATCAGATGCCGTGAGCTGGCTTTCTCTTCAGAACTGGTATCGCGACCAGCAAGCCGCGCATCGCCCCTGAAATCACAAGGAGTTCACATGTCATTCAAAGACGAAGAGACGAAGCTAAAGAGCGTGCTGCTCGCCGATGAAGTCAAGGCAAAGACCTGGCTCACCGAGAACAAGATCACGGTGCTCGCGTTTATTGCAGGAGTCATCATTGGCGTCATTGTCAGATCGCTGGTTTGATGAGTTAAACGCAGCTCTCCGCTGCGCGCTCCTGTTCGTAAACCTCTCTCACCGCCCACTCCCAAGTCATCCGCCGCGAGCACGTACAATACTCGCCGTGCCACGGTTCCTCGATCGTCGGCACGCATGGGCTGATCTCGTAAGAGCGGATTGCTTCTCGCAGCCGTGCCGCAGTCACCTTAGCAAGCATGGCGAGAGCGCCGCCTGAGACCCGGAACCCTCGCGAGAAGGCTCCGCTCGTACCGATGGTGACTCAAGCGGCGCACTCATGGTTGAAACGATAGACGCATCCACGTCCTGCACGCCGCCCACCACATCTGCCACGGCCACGGAAGCGGCGGTCCTTCGACTTCTGTAGTCAGCCCGTAAGTGTGCGGGGCCAAAACAATATCGGCCACATCCCAGCGCAAGCCGCCAGTGCTGGTGACATGCGGAACGTCGTTGATCCAGATCACCTCGCCACTATTTTTGAGCCTAACGTACATCGGATAGTTGGTCCGCGCGCCGCAACTCATAGTCTTCTACGGCATGGTCGAGTTCGTATCCAAGTCGGCGGTGCATGTGCGAGTACAGGAACGCGCCTAGAGCGTACATCCCGCGAGGGTTGGCCGACAGGAATTGATGACCGCTCATGCCATCGCAGCCCGCCCACAGCCCGCTTTTGCAGTCGTGGCCCACCATATAGAGTTCAACGCTCATGTTCTGCGTCCTGTGGTTGAGCGCTACGCATGATCTTTTCTCGCTGCTGAAGCGCGATAGCGTAGGGCTTGCAGTTTAGGGCATTGCAAGTTGCGTGACGTTTTGACCCACGAGTGCACTGACCAATTCCGCCCGAAGTCATGAGGTCGCAGAGCGCGTGAACCAAGGCGAGAAACGCCTTCTTCTCTGCGCGCGTCATTTCCCGTGCTCCTCGATTGCCTTCGATATCCGCATGAATCCTGCGTGAAGGAGAATCGCTACAGACGGCCCCTCGCTGTCCTGCCCCATTCCAAAGACGTGCATCTCCCTGCCAAGCAGAGCCAGCCCTAAGCAGCCCACGGCGCCATACTTGCCGCTCTCGATCTCATCAGCGATATGCCGCAGCGTTGCGACCGGATCTCGAAAGTTCGAGTGCTGGAGCGTGACCACTTTCATGATCGAATGATCTTTATTATCGATCATGGCGTAGTCATCACACGGTTTGAGCGGGTCTATCGGCCAAGAACTCGCGATTCGCCAGGATTCGCGCTACGAGCTTATCCGCCTCAGCCCTGGTAGTCAGCTCCGCGTACACGCCCATCTCGCACTCCCCACCGTCAAACCTGAGCTCCGTCACCATTGTGTGCAATGGAGTCCCACACGACCTGATCGATTGCGTTGCGAGATTTGTCATCGGCTGATTCATGGCAAGTCCTGTGCGTTCGGTAGAAGAAAGAGCGCTGAGCGCCATCCATCGCCATCATGCTATGCGTGCGCATGTCCTCATCGGTCAGCGGCTTTCCGCAGAATAGACAAGGACCATCCAGAGCCGGGTTAATCGTTGGCTGGTCAATTGGCTGGTCCGCGCGGTCGTAGTATCCGTAAACCTTCTGCAATGTTTCCATATAAGCGTGTCCCCATGGTCCGCTCTTACGCGGACCGTCGACGATTGGTGAGTGAATTCCTGCGTGGCGAGGCCACGCCACATATAGTGCATGTCATGGTCGTTGATCGTTTGCGCTGTACTCCGATGGTGAACTTGCCGCGCCGACCGGATAGGCGACGTTCCAGATGTGAGGACAGCGGCCGGTCCACATTCCATGGTATCGATTGAACTGCGACTGCCGGCCGAGTCGGTCCGGGATGTTTCGCGACTTCCCCACGTAGACGAGTTCGTCGCCCGTCCACAGAAAGTAGATCCCCGCGTCGAAGTCCACAGCCTGTGGAAGCTTGCGCAGTTCCTCGAGAGGCAGGATCGGGATATGCGCCAGACGCCTGCGCTGCTTCTCAGCCCAAGACTCGATTTCACTCACGATGCTCTCCCGGCTGTGGTAACTGTGAGCAGTCAGGACACTGGACGGGCGGCGCGGTCCAGCCCTCCAGCGGAGCAAGCATGACCCGCTCCTTTGTCTCGTCTGTAAAGGGCAATACGGCGATCCTGGCGCAGTTGGTACATTCGATCACCTGTTCATCGAAAGCCGCCTGAGCGCGGCCTGTGCGCCGTGCGCGGCCCATCTCAATGTGCTCTCTGGTGCTGTCGCAATACCAATCGATCGGCGTGTCGTCCGGCATCCCGATGCAGACCAGCGGAGCCCCGCGCGGTGCGCGCGTGATGGCGTTTCCGTACTCGAGCAGTCTCTGCGCGGCATAGAGACAGGCGAGCGCTGCGACCTCACGGCACATGCCGCCGTCAGTTACTTCCCACCCATCCAGAAAGACTTCGCCGCCTTTCATGAGCAAGGTGCCTTCACGAGAGACACTTTTATCCAGCATTTCGCCCTACCTCCACGGTTACTGAAGCTCTATCGGCTTGCGCTTCAAATGGGCGACCACTGACTTTGCGGCTTTGAGCGTTTTGTGGCATCCAAATGCCGCAGTGCTTTCGCCGCCTCCGTCGCCTTTCGTGACGCGATATACGCACCAGACCTTTGACAGCCCACTCAGCCCAGGCGCTATACGCCAAATTACTTTCATTTCAATACCTCGTTTGCGCTGGTTAACGGTTGCCGCCGGGTGGGAACTGCTCAACGCCGTCTAGTCCCCACACGCCCTTCATGACGTTGGGTTTCTCATAGACTACGGTCAACACTGCTCGGTGATTGTCGACCTCGAGACGAGCAAGGGCGGCGGTCGGAAAAGTCTCGCGCAGATACGTCTCCATTCCCTGCGGCGACGCAACAGGGTGTGAGCTCTCAAGCGCATCCCATCGATCTTGTGTAACGACCGTCCCTTCCTTGTCATACACAATGATCGATTCCATCGGCTTGGTCTTCATTCGCGTGATACCTCTGCGCTGTCCGGTGGGTTGTCGATCCATTCAGGCGGGAATAGCGGCTCCCCGCACTTCGGGCAGCAGAAACCTTCGATGCCAAGATCGCCAGTATTGCCGGTCCACCAGCATTTACAGGAGACGGCGGGCGGCGGGAATGGCAGTTCACCCACGACTAGGTTCTCCATTGCTCACTGGTGGTTGCATTAGATCTGCAGGCGGCTTTTGGTTCTTCATGTTCAATTCGCACATTGCGTCGGCGTGACGGTTGAGCATCTCAGCGCAGCGCAACGTGAAGGCCGCGTCTGCCTCCAACTCCCTCGCTACAGCATAAAATCTGTCAGCGCGTTCGATAAGTTCTTTACTCACCGAACTACCTCTCCATTGACTTGTTTACGTCCAGCACTGATTTCGGCATTCAACCGCTCAATTGCATGTTCTGGAACGTGATACCCAATCTTCCGCAGCCAGAGCAGCTTTCTCACCGTTGTCATTCGGGTCTTACACGCGAAGCGCGCGTCATCGTATGGCAGGCCGATAGGCACCAGCTCGTGCCCAGGTTCTTTGACCCGGCAGCCAGCGACCCAGATGCGCCAGCCGCCGTTCACGTCATGCCAGACGTAAACATCAGAGCCATCACACGACCAGCGGCAGTAGCTCATGACGCACTAGACGATGGCCGTGGTGGCATCGGCATCCAATGGGTTACTCGGGCTGCGGAGAACTGCGCGCGCTGCAAGCTCTCAAATTCCGTACCGTGCTGATTTGGGAAGTAACGCCCAGCGCAGACGCCGTTGTTGCCTAGCCGTGGCACAAAGAACAGAACTGGCGCGAAGTCCTGCCCTTTGGGTGGCTTCGGCATTCGTGTCTTGCATTTGATCCATCTAGCCATGTTGTTCACCCGACTCGCTCACAGCAGTTACTTCGTGATAGCGCGGCGGCAACGCGCGACGCTCGCCCTTCCACGGTCGGCCCGTCTCCTCGTGCTGCGCCTCGATTACTTGGCGCATTCGCTCTGCATGAGCGGCCGAGAGCACGGCGAACTCTCCGTAGGACGAGCGCGCCATGTTTGAGTGCTTCTCGCAGACTTGGCACACGGTATCGTCTCCCCTGAACCAATTGTTCTGAAAAGTGACGATGAATCGCGCGTAGTCCTCACAAGCACAGCAGCGCTTGCCGTGGCTGCCGTGGATCTTCTCGCGTCCTGCGTAGTATGGATAATCTCGCTTACTCACGGCTATCGTTCCCGTTCAAAGTATTGCGTGGCAATGTTTGCAGCACACGCACGGCACACGCTTGCCTGCGCTGATTGAGTACGCCGTTCCCGGCACCGCCTCGTGCCCATTCCAAAGGCACCAGACGGCGAACGCGAAACACTTCAGCGGCCTCACGAACGTTTCCTGTTAGGCCGTCCTTCTGAGCACGGTCCGCAGGTGTTCTCTGCCAGCACGAACCCATGCGGACATAGCGCCGACGTTTCCAACGGTGAGCTTGCGGGCGGATCGCCGAAGCTCTCATCCATGATGAAGGCAGCAGCGGCAGCAATCTGCTCATCCACGAGTGAGCACGCACCGCTAACTCCTAATACCAAATCGAGCCGCTGCCCGATACGGCAGCCCGCGTCTCGGTGTTGCCCGGGCGGATCTTTCTCTACACCTGCTTGATCGGGGCGCGCATGCACGAAGTCTTTGAACTTTTGTAGCGCAGCTACTTTGTCTTCCAGACGTAACACCTCATGAGCGCACGCCTGCAAATCATCTGAGGGTACCATGCCGCCATCGTCCTTCTCGAGAGTGACTCCAGAGAGCCGTCCTTCTCCCAGATCAACTTGCATTTCGCTTAAACCCTGACGTACCAGGGCAGCATTCGCGCGACGCAGCGCTATTCGCAACTGCTTGTTCTCCGCGATCAGCGCCTCGCCGTTGGGGTGATCCAGTGGACGGGATGCCCAGCGGTTCTGAAGCGACTCGCACTGCGCCGTGAGCCGCGCGATCTCGTCATCTAGCGGCTTTGTCGCCATGTCCAGCGCAAGTTGAGATGGGTTGCCGGGTCCGCGCAGCAGTTCGATCTCGTCGGCGGCATCCTTAAAGCATTGCGTGCCTTTGAGCGTGTGCCACGAACGTAGCTCTGACACCGGCCAGTCGTTGCGCTTCTTAGAGGACTGATTCACTTCGGCTCCTTCTCGCATTCCCAACGCTTTGCGTGCATTCGATACCAAGCAGCGACTTGCTTACGAGCTTCTTTCCATGTGTAGCCGTGCTCTTTGTTGCTTCCAAAGCAGTCAATCTCCCGGCAAAAATGCGGCTGCGTGCCGCAATACGGATGATCAATTGAACCGCCGTAGACCACGTCGTAGCGCCTCTCTGTGGTGACTGCTGCGCTCATTTCAGGCACTTCGGGCAGGTAACTTTCTCACGACTGTAGAAGCCTGCGTTTGCGGGAACGTCGCGCTGACACTTGGTCCAGACAAGAATGGTGTCGCGATTGTTCGGAACCATGTAATCACTCTCGCAGGCGTGAATAACCTTGCCGTCATCCCACTTTATGAGGGTCGTGCCCATGGCGATTCCTACGTGATGGGCAGATGGTCGTGAACGGAGATCCAATTCATGACGGCATCTCATTGATAGCATCTAGCAGGGCTTCGCGCGCCTCAATGGCGTCGCCTTGCAGATGAGAGTCGGTACGCTGATCCTCTAAGCTATCGCCATCTTGGAATGAGGCCCAATGTTTTGCTACGCGGATGAGGCGTTGAACCTTCGGATCAGTAGACTGAATCATGTTTTTCCCGTGTCAGCGCTACGCATTTCAACAGCAGCCAGCAATGCTTCCTTCAGGCGCACCATTGCCACGTTGAGCTGAACATCGTGATCGTGGTCATCGCGCCATTTGCCACGAATCATCTGTTCGATGACATCAGCAGCCGCGTCTCCGAAGCGCTGTATGAGTTGATCTTTAGAGCGGTGAACATCAGTCATTCCGGTGCTCCGGATGCTGCTCAGAGACTTCGAGATCCTTCAGTAAGTGGATATGGAATTCTCGGCTGCTACCCGGAGGAATGTCCTCCCACGCGCCATTGCTACGTCGCCCGGTTTTCTCGATATTCACCTCTCGGATGCGCACGTGCCGGCCGGCATCCGCCTCGAGATTCTCCACTCGCACACGAATAGTCATTTGTGAGTCCTCATAGTCATGCGGCCATCTCCAGCAGCGGTTGACTCGCTGACGGCATCTCATCCGGCAGGAGTTGAAAGGCGTACAAGCCTCCCTTCGTGAATCCGACGTGGTGGAAGCCCGCCCGGCGGTAGCAGCGACCTGGATCGCGCTTTGCGCGCGTCTTGGAGGCATCCACGAAGGTGATCATCCCGAGCGCAGGTACTTCAGGCCAGCAGGCCCGCGTCGCCGCTACGGCCTCCGTGATCAGTTCTGAGGACAGTCCCGCACCTTCATTGCGAAACAGGCTGTTGACCCACGCGCCCGCCCAAGCGTGCCGCACGTATTCAGCGAACGGCCACGAGCTCGTCCACAGCGCCTTGAGGCACGGCGTCTTCAGCACAACGCACCGACCCGGCGGCACGAACTGAGGCGAGCCAACCTTGCGCCGGTTGTAGTGCCGGTCTGCGAGCGGCAGCACGTCAGTGTCGAATCGATGCGACACGATCCACCTCACGCGTAGCGCCTCTTGCTCATCAGCAGTTCAAGGACTTGCGAAGATCCGCAACCCACTTGTTACGGTTCTCCGTGCGCTCGATCTCTTTCTTGTTCTCGGCTTCGTGGAATTCGATCATCCTCAGGCAGAGAGCACGCTGCTCGGCAAGCCACTCTGGACCGGTCAACTGCTGAGGTACCTCACCGTAGATCTTGCAGTCGAAGTCGATGCTTTGCCGAATCTGGCTCGCCATGAAAGTCTTCAGTTCTTCGTGATCCGAAGAGGGCGGCTCCCAGCCATTGACCTTGTTGAGCATGTCCTGGTACTTGCGGCGCAGTTCCTGCACATCGTCAAAGCGACGTTTCCGCTCTGTCATCGCAGCGTTATGTGCCTTGGTAGCGGCCGCGGTTGCCTGCTCCGGCGTCATGGCATCGATCTCGGCTAGACGGGCTCGCTGTTCGTCGAGTTCTCGGCGGTTGTAATCCGATGGCTTGAACTCCTCTGGAATCGGAGCATTAGAGGGCTCGTCGCGCATCATGATCAGCGCTCCGAATGCACGGGCGCAGTTCATTGCGTACTGCTGAAACGTGATTCCCTCGCTGATCTCTGCTGTGTATCCGGTTGGCATGTGACTTCCTTACAAGTTAAAAACGTAGCGCTGACAGGTCACGGACGCAGCGCTGAGGACGCAGAACTGCTTCGCTTGTTTGCTCACAGGTGCCACACGCGGATCGGCCACGCGGCTTTGACGATGCAGAAGCTGATGTGACGCTCCTCCTCCATCGTTGCGTTCCAGTAACTGCGCAGCACCCAGCTTTTGATGATTCGCGGGTTCTTCGGCTGCACGAGTAGTTCAGCGCACCACCACAGGAACGGGCCGAGCACGATCAGCAGAATGAGCATTGGCGGGCTGAGACTACTCATGCGCCCGCAGTCCCGCCGGCATGCTTCGACACCGGAGCGGCGCGCAGCAACTCAATCAGTTTACCGGCCATGCGAACGTGCGCCGCCGAGCGCGCCGAGTCCGCCGCCGAGGCCGCCGAGGCCGCCGCCGAGCGCGCCGAGGCCGCCGAGGCCGCCGAGGCCGCCGAGTACGCCGCCGAGTCCGCCGAGGCCGCCGCCGAGCGCGCCGAGGCCGCCGAGTACGCCGCCGAGTCCGCCGAGGCCGCCGCCGAGCGCGCCGAGTCCGCCGCCGAGCGCGCCGAGGCCGCCGCCGAGCGCGCCGAGTCCGCCGAGGCCGCCGAGGCCGCCGAGTACGCCGCCGAGTCCGCCGAGGCCGCCGAGGCCGCCGAGTACGCCGAGTACGCCGCCGAGCGCGCCGAGTCCGCCGAGGCCGCCGAGGCCGCCGAGTACGCCGAGTACGCCGCCGAGTCCGCCGAGGCCGCCGCCGAGCGCGCCGAGTCCGCCGCCGAGCGCGCCGAGTCCGCCGCCGAGGCCGCCGAGGCGCCTTTCGTGAGCGGCACCAGAACGTCCGCGCAGCGCTTGATGGCATCAAGCACGAACGGATGATCGCGACCCGCTAATTCTTCCGTCAGCAGCCAGTGCAGGAATTTCCACGACACGCACGAGAGGTCGGCGCCGGGTTTGATGGCCGACAGAAAGCGCGCGGGAAAGCTTTTAGCCTGACCGTTCGGCTGCCCCTCAAAGAGCGTGTCCTCAAGCCGTGCCAGGGCGACAGGGATTCCGAGCTTGCTCTCATAGTCCATATGATCGGCGGAATGCAGGGTGCAGCCTACCGCGCACCCTTTGCCGCCTTCCCAATACTTGCCGTGCACGATCTCATCAGCCTTTTCATGCTCCAGCACGCGGGCGAGGTATTCTGCTTTGATCGCAGGATCGCCGTGAAAGGCGTGGATAACTGAAGAGTTCGATGTCATGTTGACTGTATCCTTTCCATATGATTTTTTGCCTCTGAGATAGTTTTATTACAGAGTTCAATAAAATTGAGCACTATGACATCCTGTGGGACATCGGGGTTCAGTGTGATATGGCCTGTCTTACCATCAATTCGCATTAACCAAATCGACGGAGAAGAACTGAAAAACGAAAGTACCAAGTCATTCGTTAGTACCAGGTCATTCGCTTCGGTATCTTTTAAAGTGTTCATGATGGCTGAATCCTTATGGACGATCTGCGGACGGCACGCGATCGGAGTTTGCTGTCCTTGATGTAGTAGAGCTGGTTGCCGTTGTAGAAGTACTGGCACCAGGCAGAGTCGCTGTCCGAGGCGTGCTGTTCTGAAGACCAGTAGTATTCTTCCTTGAAGAGTTCTGGCACGTTGGCGAAGCACAGCGCCTGCTGCTTTCGGCCCGGTAACGCGAAGTCGGTGAAGCCGTCGACCTGGACAGAAGCCGCCCACTGTGTGGCCGCGCCCCAGTCGAGTGCGTCGTGCGCTTCAGGGCCAACGATCAGATGGTAGTCAGGCTGGCCGTCCCGGCCGCGGGCGATCCCCGCGTAGATGCCGCCCTGCCCATTCCAGAACTCCCCGATCGACGCAGGAGCGCGGCGGATGATTGGTGTGTCCGCAGACAGCCGTTCAAGGGCCATTCGCATGAGCTCGTGCTCGTCAAAGGAAACAGTAATGCCGTTCTTTGTAATGTTCATTAACAATCACTCCTGGAAGGCTCCGTAAGTCAATGATGGCTCTGTTACCAGGGCAACTTGTCGTCTTCAAAGCCATCGCGATCACCAGGCCCAAGCGCCACTTTCGCACCTGCGTTTTGCGCCGCGGTTGCACCGCGAACCTCTCCATTTCCTTTCTTGCTGCTGGAGAGCATTTTCATCTCTCGCACGCGAACCTCGAGCGAGGCCTGCGGAGAGCCATCTTTACCAGCAAATGCCCGAGCCTCAACGGTTCCCTCGACGTAGATCAATGAGCCTTTCTCGAGGAAGTTGTCGACGATAGCCGCAAGTCCACCCCAGAATGCAAGCTTGAACCACGTTGTGCGCTCCTGCTTTTGTCCGGTTTTATCCTTCCACGTCTCCGTCACGGCAAGCGAGGCATTCGCAACCGAGTCACCACTTTGTAAAGTGCGCATTTCTGGATCACGCCCTAAGTACCCCACCAGAATCAATTTTTGCGTCGAGCTCATGTCGCGTGCTCCGGTAATGCCGTCTCTTTCGGTGCGCGAGCCATTGCCAGGTAAGCAGCAACGGCTTTGTTCTCTTTCGGCGTCATCATTGTTGAGACACCGAGTCGCTGCTTGACTGTGAAAGTACTGGTCAACTCGGCGAGCAGTATCGCGATGTCGGCCTCTTCTTTGTCTGAGTCGAGAAGTTGCCGTAAAGCAGATGCTTTGTCCGAGAAATCATTGTTCTCACGCTCGGTGACACCACCCTCCTGCTCGGAGAGCAGGTCAGTCACTACACCACTCTTCTTGATGGGCTCCGCGCTCTGCATCTCAGCGCCAGACTCAAGCCATGTGAGAAGCATCGCGCCGTCCTGCGCGTCGATCTTGTGCGGATTCGCAAAATAAGCCTGCACATCCTTCGGCGCGTCATAGAGACGACCTTTGGTGAGCACGGCTAAGTGCGTGTCGTGATCGATCTCGAGCATCAGGCCAAACTCGTACTCGGAGCCCTTGCGCTGCTCGACCTTCATACCGATCTTCTTGACCTTCTTGTCATCGCCCTGCACGGTCTCGGTCTTTGAGCGCATCGTTGCGATCGTGTGCGTCGGTGACTGCAAGAGCGCATCAATCATCGCTTGGTGGCGCGGGGTCGTATCCGACCAGGCCGACCAGGTGTTGCCGCGATATTTCGCCTGCGCGATCTGCTCGTTGATCTCAAGACAGCCGCCGGCGCCGTCCCATTCGTGCGTCAATGAGTCGATGACGATGTTGGCGTAGCCTGCGGCCTCCGCCGCATGGATCGCCTCGATGAACCGCTCCGGCGAATAGGGAGGATTCAGCTCCAGGACATCGAACTCAAAGGAGGTTGAATACAGGCTTGCACTGCCGCGCTCGGTATCGATGAGCGCGATCGAGCCGCCAAGGGCTTTAGCGATCATAAGCGCGCCGAGTGTTTTACCTGCATTGCTCGGCCCCGCAAGACCCAGCCGTAGCTTGGATTTCTTTTTGGTGGCACGTTGAAATGACATCGTCATTATTGGGATCTCCTGCTGGTGAATTCGATGGCTGGCTCGACCTTCGTGCACTCGCGGATGCGGGCGGCTTTGAAGGCGCGCTTGTTGATTTGGAACTCCTCGGCGAAACTCACAGGCTCTCTGGCATCGCGCGTGAGGTGGCGGAAGATCCGGATGCGCACCTTGCGCGGGGCGGGCATAAAGGCGCCGAAAAATGTTGTGCTCATGCGCTCACATCCAGCAGGCAGCCGAGCTGCGCCATTGAATACTCCAGAGCCGCCTTCGCCTCGTTCTGCGGCCAGTGATCCAGGTTCCGGTAGGCAATCAGGGCCTGGCGGGCGTGATGGACAATGCCCTGCTCGGTTGTGCGGCGGTTCGCGATCCGCTCATCGCGGGCGATCAGCGCCAAGGATGCGGGCGAGAAGCTCATGAGGCACCTGCCAGGCCGCCCGCTTTCCATGCCTCCCAGGCGCGGTCTGCGTTCTGGTTCAGCGGATACTTCGCGGCCTGCAGGAGGATGCCAATCTCGACCTGCAGATCCTCTTTAATGGCGGCTGTACAGGCGACCGAAAGGCGCGCCATGAGGGAGCCCCCGACCAGGACGCGCGAGCAGTGGTAGTCCCTGGTCAGGGACAGATCGCCTGCGACATCGGCCAGGATCGCCTCCAGCCGCTCAGAGATGTAGTCGGTGACTTCCGCGCCCCGTTCCAGCATGACGATGGCGATCTGCTCGTTGCGCAGGACGAGCGCTTCAGGCTCGGTCCTGCTGTCCAGGCAGTAGTCGGCGAGGTGGGCGATCAGGTTTGAGTAGGCGGTCATGTCTGCTCCTGTTTTCAACCAGTGCACTTTAATGCACGATCCGTTACTGTGTCAACACTTTTTGCATTAATTATTTTCGCGTATCGTGCTGTTGACGCGCAGAACGGAATGTGCGTTAAATGGGGAATGAGCCGAAAAGCGATATTGAAAGCCTGTGAACTGGTCGGCGGACAAACCGCAATGGCAAGACTGCTCGGGCTCGGCTCCCAGGGCACCGTGTCCTCGTGGATTGCCCGCGGGCGCCTGCCCGCCGAGCGGGTGCTGCCGGTGGAGGCGGCCACCATGGGACAGGTGACGCGCTATGATCTGCGCCCCGACATCTACCCGCGCGAGCGGGTCCCCCAAAGTCACGCTCCCGGGTTCCGCACCGCAAACATCAGGGGCCCGTAGCGGTGGCGGCGGGGGGCTTAAAAAAACGATATCCATTCACCATAAGGTGATGCGTACTTGAGCGCCGAACTGTTACTTGAGCGCCTGGAGAAGGTGAGGCACACAGGCCCTGGCCGCTGGATCGCGCGCTGCCCGGCGCACGATGACGGCTCACCTTCACTATCCATCAAAGAGGCGGACGGCGGGCGCGTGCTCATTCACTGCTTTGGCGGCTGCGAGCCAGGCGCGATACTAGATGCCTGCGGTCTTGAGTTTGCGGCACTATTCGAGAAGCGCGAGCCTGGCGCCGTGTATCGGCCGCTCAAAACTTACATGCCGGCCGCAGATCTGTTGCTTCTGATCTCTCATGAGGTTCAGGTCGCCGCGCACATTGCCGCGCAATCCCAGGATCAGCTATGCCTCGAGGACGAGCAAATCCAGCGGCTTATATTGGCCGCTGAGCGCATCGGGCGAGCGCGCGATGCGATTCGTGGATAACGACGACTTCGATAAAGTCGCGAGCCTTCAGCGCGCGATGGATAAGCGCTCCGGGCGTGCCAGGGGCGCGCAGATCACGGATTCCGACATCGCGAACGGGCGCCGATTGGCGGCGAAGTTCGGCCAGGATCTGCATTACACCGCCGAGCATGGCTGGCTTGTCTGGGATGGCAGGCGCTGGCCGCACGATCACGGCTCGGTGCGTGTGCAGACACTTGCCAAGCACGTCGCCCTGTCGATCTACGATGAGGTGAAGGGCGCGGCCGACAAGACCGAGATGTACAAGCACGCGCGCCAGTCGCAGTCCAGGCGCGCGGTTGAGGCCATGATCTGGTGTGCGCGCTCAGAGCCTGGTATTCCCATTCAGCTGACGCAGTTCGATGCGGACCCGTGGCTTCTGAATGTCGCGAACGGCACGCTTGATCTGCGCTCAGGCGAGCTGCGGGAGCACAGGCGCTCGGATCTCATCACCCGCGTGATCCCCATCACCTATGCGGCGGATGCCCTGTGCCCGCGCTGGGATGCGTTCCTCACGCAAGTCACGATCGAGAATGCCGAACTCGCTGATTACCTGCGCCGAATGGTTGGGTATCTGCTCACCGGCTGCACGTTTGAGCAGGTGCTGCACTTCCTTTTCGGCCTGGGCGCCAACGGCAAGTCGGTCTTCTGCGAGCTGATCGCGGATCTGATGGGCGAATACGCCATCGTCGTATCCCCTGAGATGCTGATGTCGAAGAAGCACGGCGGGGGCATCCCGAATGATGTCGCACGTCTGCGCGGCGCCCGTGTCGCGCTCATGAACGAGACGAGCCAGGGCAGCGCCTTCGATGAGGCGAAGCTCAAAGACCTGACCGGTTCGGACTCGATCAACGCACGGTTCCTGCGGGCCGAGTTTTTCGATTTCAAGCCAACGCACAAGCTCCTGGTGCGCGGCAACCACAAACCAGCGATCAGCGGCACGGACGATGGCATCTGGCGCCGGCTGCGACTACTTCCGTTCGCGCGCCTCTTCGCCGGAGATGAGCAAGACCCGCGACTCCTCGAGAAGCTGCGCGAAGAACTGCCGGGCATTTTAGCGTGGGCTGTGCGGGGCTGTTTGGAATGGCAAAGCAGCGGATTGAAGGCGCCGGCCATCATCACCGAGGCGTCCGTCGAGTACCGATCGGACTCCGACACGCTGGGCAAATTCCTCGATGAGAAGTGCGAGCGCCGGAAGCTTGCGCAAGTGAAGGCCGGAATGCTTTATCGGGCCTATCAGGACTTCGCGAAGGACATCGGAGAGCGTTCGATGGCCTCAAAGGATTTGCCACATGAGATGAAACGCCGCGGCTTCGATTGGAAGCGAACGAACCAGGGTGGGCTGTATTTAGGCGTCGAACTTCGGGGAACTGACATGCCGGACTGGAGGAACAATGATTGACAGAGTGACGGCAAGTGACGGCAATCCCTGTTCTTCTTCAATACGCGTGCGCATTGAAATATATACGGAAGTGCCGTCACTTGCCGTCACTAATGCAGTTCCACGTGGAACCGTTTCACAGGTGAGCCAACCAGTTGACGCAGTGACAATGCTGTCGTTGAGCGTTCCTCATCAGCCAGTTGATCCCAACAACGCAGACCTCATCGCCATCGCGCAAGGAATGCGCGCGCAATGCCCGCTGCTGCTCGCAGGAGCCTCGCTGAGACGACTTCGCGATGACAATGATCCCCACATGCGGGTGCAACCACGCGGGCTCCTGGAGCCTTTCAGGAGGGCAGATGGACATTGTTGAGCTGATTACGCGGCACGTCGGCCTCATGCGAATGGGCGCGGGCTGGATCAATGTTGGCGGCGGCAAGAACGAGGATCCGACGCTCAGAGAACTCGTCTATCACCTCGTCAACGAGGTTGAGAACTTGCGTGATGAGGCGAAGCAGCGGGCCAAGCTGACCGAGCCGGTTGATTCAATCCGCATGGTCAGGATCGTTGAGCAATCAGGCCTCGCTGATCCAGAAACCCTCGATGTCATCCGTCAGTGCCTTGTGCGGGGCTGAGTGATGTTTGGCGTAATCGATGTCATGAACGCAATCAACGCCTACCAGGGCTCGATAGCCGGGGGCTATGCCGGGATGCAGAACGCTCAGCAGAACGCGTGGCAAGAGACGCCAAAGCAGCGCGAAGCCCGCTCGAAAGCGTTCGTAGATGAAACCTTTCGCATCGCCAAGTTGAGCAAGGAAGAGCGCGAGCGCGAAGACGCTGCGCGCATTCAGCGCGAACTCGATCGCATCGAAGCTGACCGCCGGCGCATTCACGCCCAACTGATGACCCGCATTCTCGACAAGGACACGAACATGAGCACGAGACTTGAACGACGACGCAAAGCCCTGCGTGAGAAGTGGGAGATTCGCGGCAAGGTGATCACCGTGAGCATGGTTGTAACGCCGCTCGCGATCGCTCTGCTCGCGATGCTGTGGCGCTTGGCGTTCTGGACAATCCTCAGTTGAGCGCCCGAAAGCCCGTCACCGAAGTGCCCGACCTGCAATGCTCGGGGTGCAGGAAACCATGATCAGCCGACGCTCGTTTCTCAAAATTGCAGCCGCCGCTGGAATTGTGCTCGTGACGCCAGTGCAGCTCGCGGCACTGGCTCCGATCGCAAGCTCGATTAAGCGGACGCAAAAGTTATTCGATTTTGGCATTCTGATGGGCATTTGTGCCGAGATGACGGTCAGGAACGTGCGTTATCGATCTGCGGCTACCCTGTTTAGCCAATCATGGGAATCACTCACATCGGTGCAACAGGAGGAGCTTTGGCTGGCAACTGAAGCAAAGCTACTGCGCTTTGTCGAGGGCAAGCGGGTCGATGCCACGCCAGTTGGTCAGGTGATTCGCTTTCGCTTATGACTCGCCGCCCCACCGAGATGCCCGATGCGCAGTCCGATGCCAGATTCATGAACGGCTTTCCGGTCCGCGGTGCTGCCAAGCAGATGCGTGATGGCCGAAGCCCGTTCCTCACCTGCCCTCAGTGCGGCTTTCGAGTGAGCGGCTTGCTAGGTCATCACTTGGACTGCGCAGTGCGCAAAACCTCTCTCATCCCAATGAAGGACAAGCCATGAGAGCAGCTCAACCTAATGTCGCTTAACAGATGGGGCAAGCAGCGCGACAAGTCCGAGCCAGGCATCGTGGGCGCGCTCCAACTCGTCGGCGCCGAGGTCTATCGCGTCGATACGCCCTGCGATCTCATCGTGTGGTTCCGCGAGCGCGTGTTCCTGATGGAGTGCAAGACCATCCATAAGGGCCGCAAGAAGCCACTGAAGGACAAGCGCCAAGTCGAACAAGCTGAGTTCCTCGCGCTCACCAAGACGCCGATCGTCACCAACCCAGATGAAGCTCTTCGCGTCATAGGAGCGATTACTTGAATGCCAACCTCAGACTCATGGATGAAAGCCCGAACTCCGATCGCCCATCTGTGGCAGTGCAGCACGAAGACAGCACAGTCGCGCTGCGGACTGCTTGCGCTAAAGCGTTCACTCTCACCGATGCACTCAACCGGGCCGAAGTGCCATCTGTGCACGAACGTGCTCAGGCTCAATCCGTGGCTGAAGTGAAGCGCCGCGCCTCACGGCCAGTTCTCAAGCCGTTTGCCGGGCTGGATATTCTCGAGCCCGAGCTCGAACCGGTTGATCGTGTGCTTCAGCGCTGGTGGTCCTCGGTCGGCTCGGGCCTGCCAAACCCGGATGTCGATCCGCCGGCTGATTCACCGCCGCCGCCGCTCGATAACGACTGCGCCATCGTCATGGACCAGATCGTGTGCCAGTGTCCGGGCAAGACCAGGCGCTTCATCAGGCTTTGGTACACGACGGCGATCCCCTGCCAGCGCATCGGTCAGCTGATGGGACTGACCGATGACCGCTCGCTGCACCTCGGCTGGCGCGTGACGTTGCTGTTCGTCCATTGGCGCATCCTTGAGAGTGATCATCCGGAGCTCAACCGGCTCGCCTCATTACGCGATATTTGACAGCGCAGCTTCGTTTGTTGTACAAGCTTTTACTGTAAATTTCCCGATGCCGTCCCAGAACCCCGCCGTGTGCGGGGTTTTTCGTATCTGGACGCACAAACCTTCCCCCTGAACCGGGGAAGTACGCCTGCACGTTCCATTGCCGTCATTAGCTTGCGGCACCTTCAAGGACGCGGGCGCGGGGGTATCACACCCCCGCTCTACATCGAGTGGCACGCTTGACTTAAGCGGGCCAACCTCAACCCGCACTTGTCGCGGTTTTTATTGGAGCGCCGTGTTTGCAGCCCTCAAATCACTTTGGGAGAGGCTGATGCGCTCCTTCCACATCCGCGCAAGTCAGGCGGGCGAGCTTGACTCAAGCTTCCCGAACGGGGACAAGCCGCCGCCAGATCCGCTGCCAGCCTGGGGTGATCTGTCGCCTATTCAGGCGGCGATTACGCAGACCACGGTCGGGACCTCAGTTTCAGTCGCTGTCCGCACAGCCCTCACGGGTGCTGCTGCGGCGACATCCGCGTTGGGCCTGCGCACGGCGCAAGGCGCTGATGCGGCGGCGACTGGCTTTGCCATCGCGGTCGACAACCTTGCGATCAGTTCGCTCACGCTCGGCTCAGGTCAGTTAACCCTCGTCGCATTCCCTGCAGCCGGCGGCGAAGTCGTCTCAAGCCCGCTCAACTGGACGCGCAAAGCCGTCGTCGTCACCCCGCCCCCGGTGACCTTCAAGTGGTCGCCGAACTTCTACCTCCTGCACACGACGATCGACTCGGACCTTGCGAACTTTGTGCAGACGGCCAAGGCACTCGGCCGAGGCGTTGCGATCTGGACGAGCTGGGCACAGGTCGAGGCGACGCAAGGCAATTACACCGGCCTTGTCGCCGGCAGCCAGCTAATGAAGAACATTGGCTACTGCGAAGCAGTCGGCGTCCCCTATCTCGTGCAGGTGCAGGACCGAAGTTTCGGCGGCTCGGTCAGAAATGCGCCGAGCTACGTTCCGCTCTACCAGAAGCCCTCCGGGACGATCCCGAAGATCTGGCAGGCTGACGGCGTCGTGATGGGCTACTGGCTTGCGATGATCGGCGCGCTCTCTGCAGCCCTTGACTCACGCCCGCTGTGCATGGGCTTTCGCGGCGAAGAATCCGACATCGGCTTCTCGACCGATCAGTACGCCGCGGCGGGCTTCAACGAGGTGGATTACCTCAACCAGATGCTCAGGCAGAACACGTATCTGACGACGGTCTTTCCGCACTGCATGAAGTTCATTGGCTTGAACTTCATGGGCAAGCAGAGCCAGCTCGAGACGCTGGCGAAAGATACGTTCTCCAAGACCGCCTCGGGTCTTGCCGCGATGGGCTCGGATCTCATTCCTGGCAAGCGCACGACCTGGGCCTATCAGGTCTTCATCGGTAACACCTGGAACGGCTCGGCCTGGGTCTCAGGCGGGACCGACTACCGCAACAAAGCTTCATACAACGCGCAGGTGCAAGATCCTGAGATGGGCGGCAAGGCGGGGAACTTCCTGCCGAGTGAGTTCTTCGCCGAGGCCTTGGCGATCCTGATCAGCTATCTCGTCGTCTTCGACAAGAACTACGCCTGGCCACTCTCCACCGGCAACAAACTGCCGAACGAGCAGACTTACTGGGATAGTACGCAGGCGGCGAACGATACCTTCCGCTGGAAGGCGATGCTGCAAGCCCATCCTGAGTGGGCGACTTATCAGACGGCTCCTGTCGGGCTTAGCGTGTGACGGCGCCTGCGTTTGTTCAGAGCAACAAAGGCTCGACTTCCTCTGGAACCAATTCGCAGCAGTTGGCGTTTCTGTCAAACCTTGCGCTCAGCACGCACCGCTTTATCACCCTGCGGCAATCGGGAGCGAGCAACGTCATCACCGGGGTTGCAGGTTCTGTTACTGGCGCTTATGGCCTTGCGGCCACGATCACAAACCTTGCGTCCACCGTGCGCTTGTCGCTCTGGTACGCGGAGAACGGCGCGGCTGGTGCGGAGACAGTCGTTGCGACGACCAGCACCACAGGCAATTCGATTCGCTGGGGCATCCTCGAATACTCGGGACTTCTGGCCGCGGCATCGCTGGATTTCCAGACCTCCGCCCGCTATACGACGACGACCACGCCTGCGACGAGTTCGCAGACCACGGCTGCCGATAACGCGCTGTGTCTGGCCTTTCTGTCAGCCGATACCGATGTCACGACGATCGTACCGGGCGGCACTGAGACGAGCCGCTTCACCGATGGCGTCTCCGGTAATCGTTTTGAGGGGCAGGACTTCGTGAAGGCGGTGGCTGGCAGCGTCAGCAGTTCATGGACGTGCGGGACAAGTCAGCCCGGCGTCTACATCTTCGCAGCCTTCAAGTCCGATACCGGCGGTGGACTGCCCACGCCCGGCTATCAGCAGTACCAGCAGCGTCGCTCCACGATCATCACTTTGTAGGGCTCTTCAATGCGCATTTATACGCAGCCGTTCGACAATCTCACAGTTACCAACGACAGCGATCAAGATATTTTCGAACTGTTCGGAACCGCGGGCTATCCGTTCAAGCTCATCGCATTCGAGCTGTATTCGGCGCTCACGACCGATGAGCGCGTGCGCCTGCGGTTGATCCGCCGCACGGCCACCGGCTCGGGCGGATCGGCTGCGACCGAAGTGCCGCTCGATGCTGGGAATTCGAGCACGATCCGCACGGCCTGCACGACGCTGCAAACAACGCCTGGCAGTGCCGGGGCAATCTTGCACGCTTGGTACTGGTCGCAGCTCTCCGCGCTCATCTATCGCCCGACGCCAGAGGAGCAGATCGAAGTCGCAAGCGCGGTGGGCATCGGACTGAATCTTGCAACCGCTGTCGCTTCGAGCCGCAACTGGAGCGGGTTTTGTACGTGGGCCGAGTGGGGCTGATCATTGTTGAGACAGTACGTCTATCGGCAGCCGCCGCAATATAGACCGCAATACTATCGGGCCAGGGCCTACGAGCCCTATACACTGCGCTGGCTCTACAATCGCGCCACGCAGCAGTACGTTGTCGCGAGCATCACGGGTACGCCCGGCTCAGGCTCGCTGTTCTATACGACGGGGGCAGGCTCAGGGGCAATCCTGGTCACAGACCAGGTGACCTCGCTCGGCTATCCGATCGTGCTGCGCTCCGATGGGACGTTTTCGATCACGGCGGGCGGGGATACTTCGCCTCAGACCTTCTCGTTCAACATTTATCGCAACTCCGCCTTTGATGGCAGTGCGATCGCCTACGTCAACTACCTCGCGCCGGTTGCCACCAGCGCGCCGGTGGTCATCGCGGTCGAACGCAACCAGACCATCACTCCGCAGGATTTAAGCGGCTACATTATCGATCCGCAGGGAAATTCCCTGACTTTCAGCATGATCTCAGACCCACCTGGGTCTGTGGATGTTGCCGGCGCCGGAGCGCTTTCCGGGGCAAGCCCTGATGCCAACAGCATTACTGCTGAGACGCTGCGTGGCTTGTCGGTCACCGGGGACTATGCCGATCTGATCTTCACATTGATCGTTGGTAATGTGACTGAGCCTGATGTGTCGTACCCGGCGTCCGCATCGGTGACGCAGGCTTCTGCAACGGGACTGCTCGCAGCGAGCTATCTCAACACGACGCTTGGCATCGCGGTCAACTCCGCAACTGTTCCGCCCGGCGCCGTCGTCAGCCAGACGCCGGCGGCGCTGAACGAGGTCGCGCCGTTCTCCACGGTGACAATCTCCCTGTCGCTCGGGAGCATTGGGGCGGTGGCGATCACGAGCGAGCTTCCAAGTCCGGTATACGGCATCAATACCGGCACGCAATCCATTGACCTTGCCGCTTATTCGAGCGGTGGCTCGACCTATTCGGTGAGCCCGCCGTCATTGGATGTGGCCGGCTCATTGCTGCAACTGCCGACCAATGTCGCGGGGTTGTTTGGTCCATTCACAGTCACCGCGTCGAACGCAACGCCGGCTTCGGCAAGCTTTGCGCCCTTTACCTACACCGTACTGCCTGCACCGATTCCCATTCCTGATACGCGGCCGCCGACGAGCCTGCGCGTCTTCCTACTTCACTAAGGATTACCGATGGAAGCATTTGTTGCGGGCGGCGCGACCGTCAATATCTCGGGTACGACCTCAACGGCGAACGTCGCTTTGACGGCCGGAATCGCGGGCAAACAGGTGCGTGTCTATAACGCCGCAGCCGTCGCGGCCTTCATTACCTTTGGGGATTCTACGATCACGGCGACGCTCGCCGCTGGAACGCCGGTCGCACCGGGCGCGGTCGAGGTATTCGGCCTTCCAGGCCTTATCACGTATGCCGCAGCGATTCTGCCCTCCAGTACTGGCTCGGTCTATTTCACCGTGGGAAGTGGCATCTAATATGCTCAAGTCAGTCGGGGCAGCTAACACTAGCGGTACCGTCGCCGATACACGCACGATCAGCACAACTGCACCGCTGGCCGGGGGCGGTGATCTAAGCGCTAATCGCACCATCACGACCTCGATGGCGACCAATAAGCTTATTGGTCGCGGCACCGCAGCGACGGGTGTGATGGAGGAAATCACTCTCGGCACGAATCTTACATTGACCGGGACAACGCTTGATGCAGCTGGCATCGCGGTTGCGAATCCGGGCGCGCAAGTTCTTGGTTTGACGGCCATCAATGGTTCTGCCGCAACGGCGATGCGCTCTGACGGCGCGCCTGCATTGGATGTCACTATTGTTCCGACGTGGACTGGTGTGCATACCTTCTCGCTTGCTGAGCCGCGTATCAGGTTGAGCGAGTCGGATCAAGGGTCTGATCTAAAGCTTTGGGATGTTGATCTTAACGGTGGCGTGCTCACGATTCGCACGCGTACAGATGCTGATGGTGCAGGCGTCAATGCTATTGCGATTACCCGCGGATCGACTACCGCGATTACTAACATTGCACTAGGCAACGCGACCAATAATCCAACAGGGAGCTGGCTTGGTTCTGGCACTTTCACTTTCAGTGGGAATATAACCACCTCAGGTACCGCAACTTTGGGACGGGTGGATGTCACCAGTGCCACGATTCCCACGCGCGGTATTTATGTTCCAGGTACTAATAGATTAGGGTTTTCCAGCGCCGCGACTTATCGCGGCGAGTTCGATGCGAACGGGAATTTTATCACCGTCAAGGCGGTTGCCGATCAATCCAAATCCGTTCAGGTGCCCACCACCGGTTTTTCTATCACGGTCGCGGACAACATCTCAGCATTGATATTGAATCCCGCAGGTACGCTTGCCACTGGCACGATCACGATGCCGGCAACACCCATCGACGGACAGATCATCCGGTTTTCCTCATCGCAAACCATCACGGCGCTGACAGTCAGTGCCAATAGCGGCCAGACAATCAGCGGAGCCCCTTCGACGATGGGCGCAACACTACCGTTTGCCTACATCTATCACTTGGCTGGTACGAACTGGTACCGGATTTGATCCGTGGTTCAACAAGTCATCAATCATGGTACGGCCCTGGGGGATCGAACCGGGGAAAGTGCGTTCAGTGCTTTTACCAAGGTCAATGCGAACTTTGTTGAGAATTACGCGGCGATCGCAGCCATCAATCTGCGCGTGGGCGCGGTGTACACGCCATATGACTTCAATGCGCGCGGTGATGGGCTCACAGATGATACCGCCTCACTTCAAACGGCCATCGATACTGCTGCTGCGAGTCCGACCGGCGGGGTAGTTCGCCTTCCTGCCAACAGCAAATTTCGCATCGCCTCAAATGCCATTTTTTTGCACGGCAATGTCAATGTGGTGGGGGACAGCAACGATAGCTCCGTTCTATACGTCGATACAGCAGCAGGTGCATTACCAAACAGCAATGCGATTGTTTTTGCTTGTGGCGCTACCGCATTTGGACAGCCCATTGCCTCATGGAGCGGTCAGTTTTATAACCTGAAGTTTCAGACTTCGAGCAATGCTTCTTTCCAGCGCTGTATTTGGTTACTTGCCGCAAAGAAAGCAGGGGTGCGCAACTGCAAGTTCGACTTTACCGTCAATGGATGGATTGGGACATCCTCCGCGCTGGGCGGAACGATTACGAGTGGGCCGAACGCCAATTGGGCGACCGGCGCAAGTCCTTCGACGGACTTTCAAGATTTCTTTTTTGAGGACAATTTCCTCGATCTAAACCATAATTCGAGCAATTCAGAAGGCATCGGATTCGGGAATGTCAAGGGCCTGTATGTCCAGCGCAATAAGGTTGTCGGGGCCGGAGATGATCCGATTGGAATCCATATCTGCAACAAGGTATGGATCGAGGACAACGATTGCTCCTCTATTGATGGAAGAATCTATGTCGAAAATTCCCAAGAGGTCTGGATTCAACGCAATCGAGTCACGAGGATTGTAGATCCTGTCACAGGGCTATGGCATGCAGGCTCTTTCATCCACGCGACGATGACGAACTCTGCGACGAATCAGAACCAGGCCTCGAAGAATATTTATATCAAGGATAATATAGCGATCATCCCAGCGGATCTCGATAGCGGATCGAACCCTTGTCCGACGACTGCGGTTATCCGAGCGAACGGCGTCCAGGATGGACTTGTCATCAAGGACAACATCATCCAGATGGATAGCGATTATGCAGTTGCACAGGATGCAATTCAGATTGCGAATCTGTTTGTCTCCGGCTGGACAGGGCCTGCGGGTAATTCTGACTTTGCGGCGAGCGGAAAGATTCGTCAGCGCAATGTACTGATCGAAGGCAATCGTGTGACTGGAATCGGAGCCGGGACATTAGGAATAAGTCAGGTCAACGCCTCGAGCACTGTCACGGGGGACTTCATAGGACCGATGAAGGTTGCGAATAATGTTGCGGATTTGTACACCTGGTACAGCGGGGACAATGTTGACTTCGAGTTCAGTAACAGAGCCCGCGGTGGTCTTGCGGCGACGTTTCTCTCTGTTGCGGTACCGACATTTTATAAGAATAAATCGTTCAATTTTCAGTTCAAGGGAATGACTGCCGGTTTCGTGAGCGCAGTTCCGTTTGGCCCTCTCTACAGCCATGGCGTGGACATCGTTCCGGTCAAATTCACCGGCTCCCCGGCATCTGGCGCAACCAACGCCACGCTAAACGCCGCGTGGACTTATCCGACCGGCGCGTACACTGTCACGTTCAGCAACAACATCACGGCGCCGCCCTCTGATGTAGAGTCGGTCACGCTCACCAATGGCGCAACGACTGCTACCTGGAGCGGCGGACTGACCGCAACTTGCGCATCTGCGGATGCGGCAGCTTCTGTGTCTGGCCTCGGCATCGGCGGACCTTTTATCGCCGAACGTGCAGGGCGCGTCATCGGTGTCGGAATAAAAAGCTCCGCGTCTCCCGGAACAAACAACCGATTTCGCGTCGGGGTTTACCTGAACGGCACCGTGATCTCGACGTTGAATTTTAATGCGCAATCAAGCGCGAATGTGCAGTCTTATTTGTTTGACAATTACAATATTGCCAGCAGTTTTGCGGCCGGCGACAAGATCGACTTACGTTTGATTTTCACGGTTGGCTCGGGTGCCGTGCCGTCCCCCAACATGAGTGGGGTACTGGAGATGTACTATCAGTACGTCTAGCGCGATCTGGACCGCCGACAGTCTTCTCACTATGGACTCTGGCCGTATGAGGGCTGATGGCTATATCCCAGCAAATGCGATACCGCCGATCACGACCCCGCGCGAGCGCACGCTCCTCTCACGCTTTGCGCGCCGCATCCTCTTCGCACACGGCATCAGGCGATGAGCTACGACTATGCTTGCGATTACGGCACGCTGGGCACCTATTGCGGCGGCAACGCTGACATTGACTTCGAGAAAGATCCGGATTCTACGACTGACTTTGCCTTCGACTGGTCAGCCAATCTCGGCGCCGATGTCATTGCG